GTCGGTTTATAGTGTACCTTGGTAGGAACCATTTAGTATCTCCAAAGGTTGAGTTCGTTCTGAAACAATCACAAATTGAGCGCATACTGGATCGTGATATAGCGGTTGTGAGAACTCGCAATCTTCCAGCATTGTTTAATGATATCTCGCGCAACTTCGTGCGGGCTTCATATAACGGTGTTTACGATGGATTCTATACAATCAAACGATTGGATGGGTCTGTCAAAAAGATTGAAGTCCTTGGAATCAAGAAACAACATCTTTCCAGAACAATATCAGGACATTATTTTGACATGGAAGTGTTTAAGGGAACATGCTTGGTTAGCACTGAGGTGGGAGACTGTGGTGCGCCGCTAATTGCTCTGACGGGTTATGGCCCTGTAATTGTTGGTTACCACGTTATCCTCGATTCTCCAAACACAACCTATGCAGCTAAGTTCTCATACGAAGATTTTAAACATTTTGCGTGTGATATGAAGGTTCAGGTTGGTAAGGTGCCTATTGGTGACATTGAAGTTTATAAAGGGCCCAAATCGTATATTGATTTTCATGATGAAGGAAACTTGATGTATCACGGTGAGTTGAAGGTGTTTCGCTGTAGACCCAAACCCAATGTGTTCGATAGCGAACTAGCTTCGCAGATTTATGGACGAACACTTTGCGGTATTGGGTTAGAGAGAAGATTACGCCCACCTGTCATGGATTCATGGCGTGCTCAGCAGGCCGGTTTAAAAGAATTTTTGAAACCTGTTAAGCACATGGATGAGTTGTTGTTACAGCGGATTGGTGATGTTTGGGTGAAGCACATTCTTAAAAACTTGCCCTCTAACGAAGTTGATTTAATTTCACCTTGTTGCCTTGATGCTGCTGTCAATGGTGTTCCTGGAATGGCTTATGTAGACTCTATAAAACGTAGCACTAGCATGGGGTTTCCATATTATCGCACTAAAAAGGCATTTCTCGTTGACCTCAACGATGAACGCTGGCCAGAAGGCGTCAAGTTCACACCGGCGGTTGAAAAACGCATTGCTGAATGGCTAGAGACTCTTAGAGGAGGTATTCGGTTGCACGCAGTTTTTGGTGCGAATTTGAAAGACGAAGCCGTCTCATTTAAGAAGTTTGAAGCGTGCAAAACACGGATCTTCTTCAGTTGTCCGGTTGAACTACTTGTCATTGTCCGCATGTTTTACCTGGGGTTCGCAAGAGTTGTACAACGCAACAGAGACTTATTCTGGGTGGCTGTAGGATTGAACACCACTTCACCTGAGTGGGATGAGTTGTTTCATCGCTTAGCGTGCTTTGGCATAGACACTACTATTGCGGGAGATCACGTATTTTATGACAAGAAAGTAAAGATGCTTGTCATGTATTATGTGATGGACTCGATAAACCGTGTTTGTCAAGCCTCTGGGCACTTCGATGAAGAAATGATTCTTATGATGGAAGTCCTCAAGTATGAGCTCATGAATCCATCGGTTGATTTCTTTGGTATGTTGATCACTCTTTTGGGAGGTGAAGTATCAGGCCATCAGTTGACGACGATTTTTAATTGTATTCTCAATGTTTTTTACCTAATGTACGCTTTTAGTGAAGCTGGTTATGACATAGAGAGTTTCTTTGTTGATGTTGTTGGTGTCATCCTTGGTGATGACCATGTCTTGTGTGTGAGTCCGAAATGTCCGGACTATCATCATACGCAAATTAAGGATGTTCTTGAAGGACTGGGCTTAGGTTATACTATGGCCGACAAAAGTTCAGAATCACGACCCTATATTTCGTTGTTGGATGCTCCCTTTCTTAAACGAAATTTTTGCTATGATGTTGCCTTGGGAGTGTATGTTGGGCGACTAGAGTTCAACTCAATCATCAAAATGTTAACGATCCAAGTGAGATCTAAGTCCGTCATGGCTAGCACGCAGTTAGCGCAAGCGATGTGTTCTGCAGCCAGTGAGATGTTCTTCTATGGTGAAGAAGCATTTGATGAATTTTGTCACTTTATTGACTCATTGGAGAAAAGTGATACACTCAAGCTGCAAATGCTTGAGTACCCCCGTTTGAGCTACAATGGTTATAAAAACCGTTTCTGGAGCTCGACGAACCATAAGGCCTCTTGCACAGGTCTTCAAAGCCAAAAGTGCTGGTTTCAGAGTAGTTACTGCATTGATGTACATTCAATTTCGCAAACATCAGTGAGAATGGACTCTGAAATTTTTCTTGCTAGGGCGTTCCCCGAAACTCATTTTTATGAGAGTATGGAGCTTGATACGAAAGGAAATTGTAAGGTGAGTAGGGTTAAGTTGACCTGCACACTCGAAAACGACAGACTTAGCAAAACAAATGAACAAATGAATGCGATACAATCTGAGATTCCTACGACTGAGGGCTCAGAAAGCAGCAACAGTCAACAAACACAATTCATTAATGAGTCTACCGCTGAAAGCCTGTATTTGGGAACCCCCCATGATGGCACAGCAACCAGTCTCATAACGAGTTCACATCTTTCAGATTACTTATCTCGACCGACGAAAATCCACACTTTTGTTTGGACAGAAAACGCGCCGATTGGTGACATCTCAACGATGCGTCCTTGGACTTTGTTTTTCAACAATCCTAGTATTCGGAATAAGCTTGAAGGCTTTGGATATATTAGGTGCAAGTTGCATCTCAAGTTTACCATCAATGCGAGTCAGTTTTACTATGGCAGCATTGGCGCGTTTTACACGCCGATGATAGGCTACATCCAGGATACCACTGGAGCAGCTTATGGTTATTCACCAGGCTATCAAATATTGACCTCACAAAAACCGCATGTGTGGCTTGATCCCCAGACCACCTCTACAGCAATCATGGAGTTACCATTTTTATTTAATAGGCACTTTCTAAATGCTTGTTCTCTGTCAGAGTTCGACGATATGGGTGAACTTGATTTCACACAGTTCGCAGCTCTACGATCAGCAAATGGTGTTACTACAGCAGGTGTGAATGTAGTTACGTACGCGTGGGCTACTGATGTGGAACTGACGGGATTAACCTCACGAGCTGTACTTCAGAGCAAGAAGGAGTACGTGGGTAACGGCCAAGTGTCAGGGCCAGCTTCGACAGTGGCTCGTGTGGCCAAACGTATGACTTCTATCCCTGTCATAGGTCCATTCGCTAAGGCAACCGAAATGGTTGCAGGAGCGGTTGGAGATGTGGCATCCTTGTTTGGGTTTACCAATGTGCCCAATATCAAGGATGTGGAACCAATGAAACCATTAAGTTTCCACACATTAGCTTCGAGTGAAATTTCTGAGCCCATTAACAAGCTTAGTCTGCAGCCCAAGCAAGAAATTGCTGTAGATAGTAGCTATGCCGGAGATCCTATGGCTGACCAGCTTGTGATCAGCAACTTTTGTCAGAAGGAGAGTTTTCTATGTGGGTCTTTATGGACCACAACAACACCTGAAGACTCCGTCTTATTCACATCGCATGTCACGCCACAGTTGTATGAGAAATCAGCTGGTGCAAATCCACATGTATCATGTGTTCCAATGGCATATGTGTCGTTTCTTTTCAACTTTTGGCGTGGTGATCTCATTTTTCGCTTTAAGGTCATAAAGACACAATTCCATAGAGGGCGTTTGAGTATTTCATGGGACCCACTGGAGAGCAACATGGCCAATATGCCAGGATATGGTAATCCGCGTGTTCAGAATATCATTTTTGATCTTGATGAGACAGACACTGTTGAAGTTCGTGTACCATACATGCAACAGTTGGCAATGACACGGTTGCGTGATGGATCCACAACGGTTGATGGTCCATGGTGGAGCAATGGACCATCACCAACTCTCACAGCATCTAATGGAACGACGAACGGTACTATCCAATTAAGGGTTGTCAATCGATTGACAGCACCAGAAGCATCCTCTGACGTGGACGTGTTGGTATTTGTTAGAGCAGCTGAGAACATTGAGTTCGCAAGTCCAGCTGATATTAGAAACAAGACCAACATGGTGTTACAGTCCAAAACGGAATATTGCCTTGGTGATCCTTCGCATAGTGACCCCATGATGTATAGTGAAATCTTCGGCGAGAAAATCACCTCATTGCGTGAATTGTTACATCGCCAGAGTAAGACCTGCACTCAAGTGATCCCACGAAATGCAACATGGAGTGGGAATTTTTTGATCGTCACCTTTCCTTTCCAAAGAACGCCAAGACCGTATGGTTACACCACGAAAGGCAGTGAAGTGGCTAGTGGCACTGTTGATACTGGTTCAACTTTTGGTTTCAATTATGTTAGGGTCCACCCCATAACGTGGCTCCAAGCATGTTTTATTGGAACAAAAGGCAGCACGAATTGGACCTTTAACGTGTTGAACACGAATGGCTTGAATACCGTTCCTGTCACGAGTATAGGGGTATGTCGCAACTTTGAGCCTAGCAATAATAAGCAGGTAACGGTTGTGATACCAGGCACGTTGTCAACGAGTGTCTTAATGAATGATCATAATTGTCGCACTGGGCTGGAGCGACAAGGTGCTCAAGGGATGGCACTGACCAATCAGTACACGCAATCGGGTGTATCTGTAAATTTACCGTATTATAGTAGATTCAAGTTCCAAGTGAACAACTTACCAAAGCACTACGACCTGAGTGATTCCACTCAAGACGAGAAAAATCGTGATTGGTTTGAATTAACTGTAAAAAGAGGAGCAATACCAGCCACTAATGATAGTAATCTCCTTATTGACACGTATGTCGGCACTGGACCCGACTTTGATTTTGTCTTCTTTTTAAATTGTCCAGTATTTACCTATCTACCACCACCGACTCCGTCGAACGCTGGGTAGGGGCTATGATACAGCCATG